CAGTAACCATGTCTTTATCTTTACGAGTATGTTCCCAATAACATGTTCTATCCTCACGTATCCAAAACCAACTTGTATTATGTGAATCTAATAGAAACACAGCATATAGGTGTGGGTATGTTATCTTTGGTTTTTTTTCATACACCACACCCATTGGGCTTTTATAAAAGTCTGGGTGTTGATAATCAGAGGTAATCTTTTCTTGCATGATGTTCTGGTACTATCTTACCCAACTTAACGGTAAGAAGTCCATCTGTGAATTGAACCTCTCTGACCTCAACATCTTCTGAAAGTGCCCACTCTCTTGTGAAATTTCTCTGAGCCAAGCCTTGATGGATATACTCGGATCCTGTCTCTTGATTAGTTTCTTTCTGGCCTTCAACAAATAGTTTTCCGTACTCAGTATAAACATGAATTTCATTTTTCTTAAATCCAGCTAGAGCAATCTCTAAAAGAGATTCAACATTATTTAACTGAACCAGATTATAGGGTGGATAATTCGATGTAGTTTCGTAAGAATTAAAAAAACGATCAAGGTAATCATCCATACCTATGCCGTTCTTGGAAATTATTTTCATCAACTCTGGTAAATTTGCAGAGTGATACCTTTGTAAGTTCATAGTTCTCCTTAGTAAGCGAGTGTAATTTGTGTACCCTTTCGGCGTACACTACTAATTATAACAGATAACATTAAAAAAGGAGTAAGGTAAACCCTACTCCTTTAGTGGTGGTAATTTTTAAAAAATATTGCTAACGCACATTGACTATTTAGCATCTTCAGTTTTTCGCTTTTTACCTATATTGTACTTTGTCTCCAAAATCCAATCTCCCTTCTCACCATAAGCTAAAACTTTAATTTGATTGAGTGGTGCGATATCTAGTTGTTGATCCTCTTCTACAAGATCTACTAATCCCCAATCTACAAGTAATTGCGTAATACGATTTCTACGAGCTACATCATTCTGTGTTAAGTTTGCAGTTTTACCATCCAATGCAAACAACTCTTTAAAATGAACTATGAAATATTTTCCTTGTTTATGTAAAATGTGACAGGATTGATAGAGTTTTTTCTCTTTTCTTGAAGCAACACCAATACGTGTTAGTGTTTCACGAACTTTTAAAAAATCATCTGGTTCTCTAAGAGAAACCTCAATCATGTTATCAGGATTCCAACGAACCTCTGGTTCCACAATACTCATCTTTTTCCTCCAATCTCAAGTTTAGATCTAATAAATGCAATTTGTTCGGAAGTTAAAATACGTAGAACTTGTATGGCTTTTTCGTTACTATAACCATAGTATGATTTGACCACATCAAGATCCTTGATTTTATCCTTTCGTAACCAAGGAGAGAATCTCTTCTTTTTCCTAACACTATTTAGAAAAAAATCATATTGTAAAGACTTAGCTAATGAGTGATTCATGTTCATCTCATTAGCTAATAGGACAGTATCTAAATGACCAGACATACATTTATTAATAATAAATGGTGCATACTTACGTTCACTGTCTGGATCTTCTTTGATTAAATTTTTCTTACTTAAATTAATCGAGTTCAACCAATCTTTCAATTCCATAATATAAATTATATCTTACACTTTATGTTTGTGTTGTGGATAGTCCTGTTCTTGAGCTTTTTGTGTCATGATTGGGTGATCACCCTCATGGCCATGTGCAATTCCAAGTTCATGCATCCTTGCATGTTCTCTGATTTCATCTCTAAGATCTTTACCTCCACTACCAAAGGTCATGTATATTCCATATACAACTAAACCTAAAACAAGTAAACCAAGAAATACAGCAAATCCTGCACCTTGACCTAAATGTGCATGAGGAATTAATGTATCATTGCATTTTGCAATTTTTTCTGGATCATTCCATGTGCCAGGCAAAGTATATATTGGTGGACATGATAAAAAAATGTTCATTCTTGAGATCTCCATAATTTTCTCATTTGTTTATATGTAGGGTCGTATGCCGCCTTGTCTCTCATTTGTTTGAAAACCCTTGCAGACTTGGACTTTTCACAGTATAGTGCATCTGGCGATTGGGGTCTAATTGAACCGTCTTCAGCGTACTTCCGTCCGTCAGAATGATTTGCATACCGACGGGAGCGAGTAAATCCCATCTCAAGAAATTTTCTCGCCATATCCATTCCAATGAAGTCTTGTTTGTCTTTATAGTCACAAAACATGGCGTATATTTTATTAGAAGATTTGCGAGCCACAGTTTCATTTACAAATCTCCAATGAGCGCATATATCGTTAGTATAAGGGCGTACCAATAACACTCCTTGTTCCCCCCTTCCAATGCGATAAAGTTTGCGGTTCTCTTCAAGTGAAAAGTCAATGCTTTTGTAATCGAGGTCATAATCAAATTCTTTCATAATGTCATATCAATACCAGTTGATCTATCACATGCCCATTTTACAACTTCTGTTGAGTGAAAACGTTCTTTCAAATATTCCACTGCATCCAATGGTTTAGTGCTATAACTACATGTAAATATATCGCATTTGGCAAGACTATGTTCAGGCCATGTATGTATGCTAACATGACTATCTTTCAACAAAGCAAAACCAGTTACACCTTGTGGTTCAAATTTATGTGTGACTACATCCAGATAGGGTGATTTAGCAACGATTGCTGCGTTCACTAAACTATCACGTATGTATTCTTCTTCGTTTAATAGATTATCAAAAAGACATCCACGTAAATCAAATAGTATATGTTTCATTACCAAGTTTTTGGATGATTATTAATATCACCCTCAACGTGATTATGATCTATATTATCAATTTGTTCTATGTGTAAATGTTCTAATGCTGCAGCAATACGTTCCAATGAATTTGCAATCCTAGTAACATCAGTTGTAAGTTTCTGATAATTTTCAGTCAAAATAGTCATAGCCAATCAGGTTTACGATTTGGTTTTCTAATATAATTATTACACACCCAAGGTTTGGAGGCAATGTATCTTTTGTACTTAGTTAAGATATCAATACTTGCATCATGTTTAAATTCATCAGGGCCTGCAAATGCAAATGGTGTTGATTCTTTGTAACAAGATATGGTTCGACCAGTTTTTTCTTCAAATACTTTTTCTGCAGCATTCATGGCAGTTTGACAAGAATGTATTTTACCATATCTGTTTGTATACTCTTGAAGTAATCCAAATCCATGTTGAATTAACCAAGCTGTATTGAATATATTTTCTCCTGCCCATATGGTGCAAGGATGACCTCTGAAGGCGCCTTTCTCTGTGTTGTATGGTGTTCCATCCTTCTTAGGTAATAAGTCATTACCCCAGTTAAAATACCATTTAGAATAGACAACTGCCAACATTTGGCAAGTTTCAAGAGGCATTTTGACCACATGTTTGTCAGGCAAAACTTGAGCCGAAACAATTGGGTCAGGATCAGTCACGAAGATGTTCATAATGTGGTGGCGTATAATGATCGTTCCAGTGTCGAATGTTTCCTGCAACGATAAAACAGTTTGTAATTACGAGTTGAAGAAAGATCAGAGTTCTAATCAGAGCAACGGTATCTGCTTCTTTGTCAGATCTACCAGACTTGTCTCCAAGTGCTTTAGCCCATATCCTCCATACCTTTCTCATCTTATTATATCAATATCCATATCTTTTGTCCACACTTCTAGCTCAGTTCTTAAACTTCCACACTCTTTTAATTTATTGTATCTTTTTGTAGCCATCTTTTTCCATTTCTTTACCACAGCATCAACATAAAACTTATCAAAGTTTTGTGGATTTTCAACTAATTGTTTATCTTCTCCAAGTAAAACTTCTCTAACATTTTGGAAACCATAATTAGAAAAATATGTTCTTTTCTTTTCAGTCATTGCTGTTGCATTTGCAATCGCAGTTTGGAATTCCACAGCCTTTTGAGAAGATAAGTTTTTCTTGATGATAGCTATCATCTTTGTTTGTGTTTTTAACTTCCGACTGGATGCGTCTGCCTTGACCAGAAGATCCCCATTGTTTCTTTCGATGAACCA